TCTCCAGTTTTAACATCGTAAGCTTGTTGCTCTAAAGCTTCAGTTAATTTAATACACTTTTTAGTATTTATCAAAACTTTCTTTTTCTCAAAACAAATTCAAGTGAAACGGATTTATCTATTTTAAGAAATGCTTATTTTACAATCTTTGTAAATCACGCTAATCCTAGAGTAAAAGATAGAATCAATATTGTTAATAATTGTTTTGAGAAAAAGAAAGTTTTGATAAATACTAAAAAGTGTATTAAATTAACTGAAGCTTTAGAGCAACAAGCTTACGATGTTAAAACTGGAGAGCCTGAAAAATCAAATGACCACCCGTCAAAAGATGACTATAACGATGCTCTTGGATATTGTTTATCTTATCTATTCCCTATCACATCTGGGCATATTACAGCTAAATTAATGGGGATTTAATGAAAAAATCAATTAAAATAAAAGAGCATTTAACAAATACTGACATTTATGTTTGCTATGGGAATGATGAGTATCAAAAGATACAAAAAAAGTTAAACATAGGAAACAAAATAGAATTAAAGTGCAATGGATATGCAAGTAGAATAGATACAGATGATGGAAATTTTATTTGTTATTTAGTAGGTATAAATGATGATACAGATAATGCTTATTGGATTTAAATCTACCATAGTACACGAGTTAAGCCATATAGTTACTTTTATAATGGATAAATACGGATTTGTTTGTGATGAATTTAGAAGTTATCTTTTAGGATACTTATATGAAAAATGTATGGTTTGGATTGATAAAGTTTTAAGCAAAGATAATATATAATACATTTCACTACAAAGACAATATATAATTAGAGGTTCTTTAATTATCTTAAGCCACCTTAAATTAATAAGGTGGCTTTTTTATTAGATATAATAAAAACAAAAAAAGGATTCTAAGTGGTAGAAACTAAACACAAGAATTTCAATTTGTTTTATTCTAAGTGGCAAAGAATGCGTAATGTTTTTTCAGGTAATGACGCTATGAAAGAAAACGCTACTAAATATATTCCCCCATTATCAGGTCAAACTCCGGACCAGTACAAAGAAGTAATTAATAGAGAAACTTTTGAAAATTATACACTTGCAACAGCTAAGGGAATGAGTGGATTAATCTTTGCTAAAGCTCCAGTTATTGAATTAGGCACACAATTAACAGCATTGGCTGAAAATATTGATTTAGCTGGAAGTAATTTAATTGACTTAGCTCAAAATGCAGTTAATGAAGTATCAGAAACGGGAAGAATTGGTTTACTTGTTGATATGATAACTCCCGATATTGAGATAACTTCAACGCTACAAGAGCAGCAATTAAACTTAAGACCATATATTAAAACTTACACAACAGAAAATATAATCAATTGGGATACGCAATTAATCAATAATAGAGCTGAATTATCATTTTTAGTATTATCAGAGCCTTATATGGTTAGAACTGGATTTAAGTTTGTTGATAAAGTGCGTTATAGAGTATATGAATTAATCGAGGGGATTTGTACTGTTAGAGTATTTGAGAATATTGCAACGGGCAGACAAAAAGATAACTTCCAACAAATAGGAAATGATATTGTTGTTAAAATGCAAGGTAAAGCAATAGATTTTATTCCGTTTGTATCAATTACGAGTGAAAAGTTAAGTATTGATCCAGTTAATCCACCTTTATTGGATTTAGCAGATATTAATATTTCTCATTGGTACTTAAATGTTGAAAGAAGAAATGCTTTACACTTTGTAGGTTTTCCATCAATTTATGGTGTAGGAATACAAAAGAGAGCAAATGAAGAAGTAAAACTAGGTGCTGGAACAATTAATATCTTTGATAATCCACAAGCTAAATTAGACTTTTTACAATTATCTGCTGAAGGGTTAGGAAGTGTAGAGAAAGCACTTGAAGAAAAGAAAAATGCAATGTTGGCTTTAGGTGCAAAAATACTAGCTCCTGAATCTGCTTCGCAAATTAGTGAAAATACTATGCAAATGAAAACAGCAGGACAAAGAGCAATTATTATTCAAATTGCTGATACAGTATCAAGAGGGATTGAAAAAGCTCTTGGATTTATGAGTTCTTGGATTGGTGAAAATGCAGATATTAAATTCCAATTAAACACAGATTATAATTTATCAGAGATGAATCCGCAAATGTTAGCTCAAATATACGTTGGTAGGCAAATGGGAAGATTGAGAGATGAAGATGTATTTTATAATCTTAAAGGTGGTGAGATTATAGATAGTACAGTTACCTTAGAGGAATACTTAGCTGGGATTGAAAGTCAAAATCCTTTAAGTGGTGTTTAATTAATGGTTTAGTACAATAAATTTATCACTCGAATGGATTATCTCTTTTAGTAAATCGATAATAGTGTTTAACCACTCTTCGGGGTGGCTTTTTTAATATCTATATTTCTATAAATTAACACATTATGTTATAAATTAATATTGTTTTAAGTAAATTGGGTATATAATTACTTTATCAAAACAAAAGAGGAAAAAATGAAAGCAACAACTAGAAACTTAATGAACTTAGCAACTAAAAAAGGTTTTGGAGTAGGAAAAGATACACAAGGATTTTATGTATGGAATGAAACTATTAGATATTGTCCTTTAAATACTAAAAGCATTAAACAAGCTATGGCTACAATCGAGGTTCTATAATGAACCTTGAATTATTAGAAAACGGAAATTATTTGGCTACTGATTCAGACGGTACAAAATGGATATGCAAAAGAAAGCCTTTTTTTACTGGTGCAAAATGGTTTGTTGAATTAAACATAAATGAAAATTATGAAGATGTAATGGAGAAAGTAAAATGAAACCAACAGTTAAAAACCTAAGTGAATATTTCGGTATTCACTTTAACACAGTACAGAAATGGAAAAAAGAACGACCTAGAATATATCAAGCGTTAAAAGAAAATTTTGTTAAGATGAATAAAATTAATGTTTGAAATGGTATAATTTTGTAATTTAAAAGAGGAGATTAAATGGAATTTTTACAAAAACTAGATAGGGACATTATTCAAATTAATAGGAATAGTAATCCAATTAAAATGGAATTATTTAAAAGTTTTTTAATTGTAAATATTGAAAAATCAAAAAATAATTTAGGTGTGGGGAATGGTTGGACTGAACATAAAGGCAATGATGATTTAATAATAAAAGGTGGAATTGTTAATAATATAGAGTATTTAGACTCTATTCAATATAAAAGAAAATTATCAAATATCTATAATAATTATGTTAATCCATTTAGTATATTTGATATACTAAATGAAGATGGCAAAAGATTTTTCTTTAAATATTATGAAAATGAAATTAATAAGCAACTATTAAAGATAACAAATAATATTCAATCATCTGAAAGCAAAACAAAATCATTAAAAGAAGAGCAAGAAAAAATAATTAATGAAATTAAACATTTTAGTATAGACTAACAATCTATGCTAAAATAAGTCTATGGAAAACAATATAAACACCCAAATTTTAGACCTACTATTAAAAAGAGATTTACTGCTTCAAAGAGTAAGTAATGGACTCTCAAAAGATATAGCAAACGAATACATCAAAATAATCAATAACGCAATAGAATCATTTAATAAATACGATATATCTATAATCAATATGAACAAAGTTATCAAAGAAATATCGCAACGCTTTGAATTTGATTATCCTACTATTGCTTATGAACAATTCAAAGAATTAGGCATCGCAGAAGCTTCATATATTCCAAATGGCATAAATGCCTTAGTTGGTGTGGATATTGTTAATAAAGTGCTACCTGAGCCTTTAATAGAGAAAGTTATCAAAGCTTCATATTTAGATAAGGGATTATTATTAAAAGATGCGTTTAGTGCGTTTGATGATAATTTAAAAAATATTTTTATAAAAGAGATTAGAGATGGAGCTCCTTATGGAGTAACTAATCAACAGATGATTAAGAATTTAAGACCATTATTTAGCACTATGTTAAGTAATAATTTAGATAGTTTAGTTAAAACAAGTGTTTCAACTGTGGTTAATGATGTGCGTATGCAGACTTATAAAGAGAATGAGGATATATTTAAAGGCTATATGCACCATTCTACACTTGATTTACATACGACTGCTATATGTGGAAATAAAGATGGTGCTACTTGGGATTTGAATTACAAAGGAACAAATGATAAGGGAAAACAATTTCCATTTAAAAATCCACCTTTACATTATAGATGTCGTTCAGTAATGCTACCAATAACTAAATCATACAAAGAGTTAGGCTTAGATATTGGAGAAATAAGCGAAGGCACAAGGTCATCAATGAACGGGCAAGTTCCTGAAAGTACAACTTTTACTAAATGGTTTGACAAATTAGACTCTAAAAGTCAAGAGCAATATTTAGGTAAAGGAAGGTATGAATTGTTTAAAAGTGGTAAGATTAATTTTAGTGATTTAGTTTCGCAACGAGGTAAGGTTTTAACTATTAAAGAGCTTGAAGTGTTAGCATAGAAATTAATCTATGCTAATTTATCCTTTAATATTTAAAATAGGGATGGACCTATCTATAATTTCAACTAAATCTTTCTGTAATTCCATAACTTCAAAAATATCTTTATAAGCCTTTGGGCTTTCATCTAAAGTATTGTCCGTGTGATTAGTAATAATATCTTTCATAGTGTTATGGAACTCTTGTAAATCTAATGTTTCCTTGGCTTTCATTCTTGATAACAATCTTCCAGCCCCGTGTGAGCTTGAACACATTGATTCATTGTTACCTTTCCCCTTTACGATAAAACTTCCATCTTTCATATTTGCTGGAATTACACCTAACATTTCATTTTCTGCGTGAGTTGCCCCTTTTCTGTGAATAACAAAATTTTCTTTAACTTCTGCGTGATTATGATTTCTATTAATAAATAATAATCTATTAACTTTTTTGTTAATTTGTAACTCAATTCCATTTACAATAATATCAATCATTGTTTTTCTATTCTCTAATGCAAAATCTAAACAGTAATTCATAGAATTAATATAAGCTTTTGCAACTTCTGAATTTAATTCAAAACCAAAATGACCTTCTTTATTTTTTGTTGCTTTTTGCCATTGCTTCTCAATAAATATTTTAAAAGCTTTTTTATATCCATCTGGATTTACTTTTTTAAATATTTCTTTTCCAATTATAAAATCTTTTTCTAATGATTCAATATTTACACTATTTTGAGTTGCAATTGACATAAAATAGTCTGCAATTTTATATCCCAATCCCCTAGAGCCTGAATGTATTACTACCCATAAGGTTTTATTATTTTCTGATTCTCCAATTTCTATAAAGTGATTCCCCCCACCTAATGTTCCAATTTGATAAACTCCAGTATCTTCAATTCTATATTTAGTAAAGTCATCTAAATCATATTTACTAATATCTAAATTAATAGATTGTTTTTCTTTATGCTTATTTGAGCCTAAAGGAATATTATTAATAATAAAATCTTTTAGTAACTCTAAATTAATCTTATCTTTTGTAATACTTAAATTAACTGCACACATTCCGCAACCTATATCATAACCAACATAACTTGGAAATACAAAACCATCAGACTTTATTACTGCACCAATAGGCAAAGTATAGCCTGAATGAGCATCTGGCATTAAAGCACCTTGAATATTACAATCTAATTGCATAGCTTCATTAAATTGTTTTATAGCCTCGTCTTCTATTTTATTAGAAAATATTTTTGTATGTTTCATATTTAACTCCTCTTTTTAAATTCCTAAATTATAATCAAATAAAAATAAAACATCAATAAAAATATAAATTTTGTTTCCTTATAAAAAGTACAACTATTATTATTTATGCTATAATGACTCTAATTATAAATCTGTGATTTATAAAATTAAACCCAGTGGGAGTATGCATACGATGACACTAGAAGAATTGCAGTCGCAAATTGAAGAGTTAAAAGCTGAAAAAGATGCAGTAAATTCAAAAAACAAAGAATTACTAGCAGAACTTAAACAAGCTCGTAACAAAAATAAAGAGATTGATTCAGAAGCTTTTTATAAGGCACTTGATGAAGTAGATTTATTAAAGGCTGAAAAAGAAAAATTGAATCAAGTATTAGGCTTAAAAAATAAAGAAGTTGAAAAGCTATCAACAAACTTAAATGAACTGAATACAAATCTTAAAACTACTAAATTGGAAAACACTTTAAATGAAGAGTTATCTAAGCTAGGATTAAAGCCTACTTCATTAAGACTTGTTAAAGCTGCATTAAAAGCTGAGTCAAAATTCAGTGATGATGGAGATGTTTTAATTGGTAATAAGCCAGTTGGTGACTATTTAAAAGAATGGTCTGCAACAGAAGAGGCAAGGGATGCAATGTTACCATCTGGTAATAGTGGCAGTGGTGCAAGTGGTGGGAATAACACATCACAAAGTGTGGATATTTCAAAAATGACTCCAAATGAAATGATGAAATTTGGACGAGAACAAAAATAAGGTTTAAAAAATGGCATTAACATTATTAGAAGCTGCTAAATTAAATAGCGGTGATGTATATAAAGCTGGGGTTATTAGCAAATTTGCTGAAACATCAGAAGTTTTAAGGGTTTTATCTTTTATGCAAATTGCGGGAAACTCATTAAAATATAACACAGAAGAAACTTTACCGGGTATTGGTTTTAGAGGTGTGAATGGGTCTTATACTGAATCAACTGGAATTATTAATCCTAAAGTAGAATCTTTATCTATTGCTGGTGGAGATATGGATGTAGATAAGTTTATTATTGACACAATGGGTGCAGACCAAAGAACAGTACAAGAAGCTATGAAAATTAAAGCTCTTGCGTTATCTTGGACTAGAACATTTTTCAAAGGTGACAATGAAACAGACCCAAGAGAATTTGACGGATTACAAAAAAGATTAAGTGGTGATGCTGTTATTGATAATGGTACTGCTGGACTTAAATTGTCAAAACTTGATGAAGCTATTGATGCTGTTGATGGTGCAAATGCTATTCTTATGAGTAAAGCAATGAGAAGAAGATTAACAGTTGCTGCAAGAACTTCATCTGTTGGTGGAAACATTTCTTATACTATCGACCAATTCGGAAGACAAGTTACAATGTATAATGATTTACCAATCTTAATTGTTGATAAAGACAACAACAATACTGATATCTTAGGATTTACAGAAGCTTCTTCTACAACTTCTATTTATGTAGTTGCGTTTGGTGATGGTGCTGTTCAAGGTATTGAAAACGGTGGTATGTCTGTAAGAGATTTAGGTGAACTTGAAACTAAACCAGCTTTAAGAACTAGAATCGAATGGTTCTCAGGTTTCGGTGTTTTTGCTCCAAGAAGTGCAGCAAGAATTAAAAACATCACTGATGTAGCTGTAACAGCGTAAGGAATAGAAAATGTTTAAAATTGTAGATGAATTAGCAGTATTAGCAGAAGATGTAGCAGTTACATCAACTGCTTCGACAACTGGAAAAAATATTATTGGTTTAAATGTTGGTACAGTTGAATATGTAGCATTAGTAAACACAAGTGCAACAACTGGAACTGTGGACGGGTCAAATTACTATACAGTAGCGATTGAAGCTTCTGATGCAGTAGGTGGAACTTATGTAGCTATTGGTAAATCAGTAGTATTACCAGCAACGGCTGGAAAATATCAAATTGCTTTTACTTCGGAAGAGCTGAACAGATTAGTTCCAAATGCTGATTACTTTAGAGTAACAACAACAAAAACTGGAACAACTGCAACAGCAGTAACAGTAACAGCATTTATATCTAAGATTTAGATTTAATAGATACTCTCTTTAACGGGAGTATCGTTTAAGTTTATACTTAAAAAATTAGAATAAAAGGTAAAAAATGACAATAGTTTATGATAAAAAAGGTGTAGAGTATAAGGTTGCACATAAAATTGATGTGAAAGAATGGTTGGACGCTGGATATTTGTTAGTTAATCCAAAAGCTAAAAAAGAAAATGAAAAAGTTGAAAAAGAAAAAGAAGATAAAGAATAATCTTTACCCTCTCAATTAAAAGCCACTTATCTTAGGATGGGTGGCTTTTTTGGTTTAAAATAAACTCCCTTGAACTTGTTGTAATCTTTTATTAATAATCTCAAAATAATCTTTATCTAGTTCACAACCTACATAATCTAAACCTAAAGCTTTACAAGCAATCGCAGTTGTTCCACTTCCCATAAATGGGTCAAATATCTTTTGGTAATTATTTTTAACTGCATAATCTCTTAATATCATTTTAAATAATTCTGTTGGCTTTTGTGTTGGATGATGTCTTTCTTCTTTATTTGCCATATCTTGCTGAAGCATACCTTGCCATTTAAAAGTATATTTTCTAACTGCTGTTTTAAAATTTGTATATGCAAGTTCACAATCTGCAAAATCAGTAGCACCATTATCTTTGTCCCAAACAATCCAACAACTACTTTTAAAAGGGAAATAGTTTATTAAATGGTTTCCACCAAATATAATTGCATTTTTGCTAATTCTAAATATTTCTTCAAATATTAAAGGGTTTAATTCTTTACTATCCCAGTTCTTATTTCCATAATCTTTACTTTTTGCCAAACAACCTCTTGATTTATTAGTTTGTCCACTTTCATTAATTAAATAAGGTGGGTCAGTCAATACTAAATCAAAATAACCATCAGGCACAGTTTTCATATATTCTAAACAATCTATATTGTAAATTTTATTTAATTCCATTTTAAAATCTCCTCTTTTAAAGTTTTAAATCATACCCTAAATTTGCTATAATTAAAATAAAAATACAATAAAAGGAGTCCAATGCTAGTAATAGAAAATGGGACTGGAATGTCAAATGCAGAAAGCTATGTTGATGTTGATTATGTTGATGCATATTTTTTAAAGCGTGGAAATACTGATTGGGATTTAATAGATAATAAAGAAGCAGCAATAGTAAAATCTATGGACTTCTTCGAATCATCATATACTTTCAAAGGTGAAAAGCTTAATGAAACTCAAGCTTTGGCATTTCCTAGGTATATAAACGGATTAGTTGAATATCCTATTAGAGTTAAAAATGCGATTTGTGAATTAGCACTTAAAACAGCTACAAGCGATTTACTTGAAGATACAGAACAAAGAGTTAAACGAGAGAAAGTGGGCGAATTAGAAGTGGAATATGATACTAATGATAGTCAATCGGTTAAATATAACTTTGTATTCAATCTTATAGCTCCTTGGCTTAATAGTAATGGGTTTTCAAGTCAGATTGTGAGAACTTATTAAGCCACTAGTTAAAGTGGCTTATAATTTTATTAAACACAGTCATATTAGGACAATATCTCCAATGCTGTAAAACTTTACTAGGAAAGTGTTCCCATTTTGGATAGAGTTCAAAATCTCTTAATAAATATTCAATAGCCAATCCAACACCAGCACTTCTTGAAACTCCAGCTTCACAGTTTATTAAAAATTCACTATCTTTATTTTTCATAATAAAATCATAAATTTGTTTTGCTTGGATTAAATGTATTGGTGCATATTTTCCTACTTCTTCCTCAATATCCCAAAACTTTAATTTTAATTCATCTTTAAAATAATTATCAGTTTTTATAAATTCTTTATTTGGGTCACTTAATGAAATAAAACATAAATCATTTGGGAAGTCTTTAATCCAATTAAATTCCATATCTAAAGTTTGTATTTCATCTCTCCCAATAATTGCATAAATTCCATTTCCACTACAAGTTACTAAATTTTTCATTATATTATCCCTCTTTTTTAGTAACCTAATTTTAGTATAATATAAATAAAATTAACATAAAAAAGGTTAATAATTTGAAAATAGATTTATATAATGGTGATTGTTTAGAAGTAATGGATAAACTAATCTATCCCCAACTATTCCCATATTCTTAACACTAGGAGTATTTACTATATTAGTAGTTATTCCATCTTTAACTAAATTGCTACCACTAGGAAAAGTATCTAA